CTGATCCTTCTGCCAGTCGGTCTTGCCCTCCAACGGCCTGCGGGCTGACTTCTTCAGGGTGCGCAGGTCAATCATCTGCACGTCCCCGCTGATCTGGATCACATGGTCAATGACCCACTGATCGAAGTCGTTCGTGATCGCACCACCCACCTCGCCCAAAGCGTAGCGGTAAGCCGGGATGATGTACCCGCGCACCAGACTCACGACCCTGTGGACAACATCGACACTGACCTGCGGGGTAAACGGTGACTCGATGATGTGGAACATGAGAATCAGACGGCCAGCAAGACCCTCCAGCTTGCCGAACGCCGTCATGTACTCTGTGCCCGAGTCCAGCACCCGCTCGTCCTGTTTGGCCTGCTCGTACCACGCTTGGAACTCGCGGAAGGCTGTGAATGCTTCTGTGGATAAGTGGTAAGTCTGGGGTGGCAGTGCGTAAGTCAAGCGCAGGGTGTTTTCCCACGCTGCCGCACTGGTCATGTACTCGGGGATCGGCTGGCCCAGCTTGGTCTTGCTCCCGCGCAGCACAGCGGGTATAAATCGCTGCAACAGGCCATCCGCTGCGAGAGAGGCCAAGTTTTGCCTGAACACTTGGGGCTGGATGTTGCCGTAGATGCTCACGGCCAAGTTCTCGCAGTAGATCGACCCAGCGCCCACCCGGTCCATCTCGTAGTGTTCTGACTCGTAGCTGACAACCCACGCCGACCGATCCTCGCCGCTGGTCTTGTCCGTCAGCTTGCGCACCCATGAGTTCATCTCGTCGAGGTGGCACAACAGGCCACGGGGACGATCAGCCGCTTGGCGCACCAGCTTCTGACTCGTGATGTCCGACACCGTGATCTTCAGGGGCACCGGCTGCGGTGGCATCTCGGGCACATGGGGTGCCTGATCCGCACCCAGCATGGCCTCGGGGCTGGCTGAAAATTCGAGGAATGCTTTCTTGGCGCTGGCATAGGCCGCTTCCTTGCCTTCCCAGTCCAGCAGTTCCTTGCCGTAACGGGGCCGGTCTTCGACCTCGATGTTCTTCAGGGGCGACAGCATGGGCCGCGATCCCGGGGATTTCTTGTCCGCTGGGTCACCGAGGGTCATGAGCCACAGCACTGGCGGCACACGGAAACCCGGCATGAGTTCAAGCCGGATGCGGGCGTCAACGACCCCACAGACAGCGGCCAACCCAGCGAACAAAGGGACCAAAGGGTCACAGCCCACGCTTTCTGAAATCTCTTGTGACCGCTGGCGCAGGATGGCGGGCCACAGGTCCATGTTCATCTCGGGCGGCTTGGGGCGCAGACCATCCACCACGTCCAGCGGGTCCATGACCGGCATGTCGATCTTGCTGAACAACTCGGACGCATCGGGCAGTGGGCGCTGCCAGCCGTGTTGCTTGGCGATGTGAAACAGTGTCCCCAACTTGACAGCGGTGGCCTTGTCAGGCCGGAAGCTGATCCACTGCGTCAGGATTTCCCGTTCACCGGGGTATTTGAACTGCGCCGTGGCGCTCCACTCGTTCCACAGTTGCAACGCCTGCTCAAGCTGATTGGTCTGGGTGCCTGCCCAGTGCAGGGCCATGCCGATGGACACCCACTCGTCACGGGTGCAGTCAGCGGGCACAGCGTCGAGGGCTTGCCTGATCTCCTCCCACGAAGCGTCAACCGCACCGTCCGTACTGATCGTGCGCTCTTTATCCTGATCCAGCATCCCGTTCCACAAGTCCAGCAGTGCCTGCGGAATCAACGGCAGGCGCATCCAATGACCCGCGCCAGCCCAGTGATATGGCTGGCGTGTCTCGGGGTGGATACTTGGGGGCAGCACGTCCTGCACCGTGAGGCCGCTGGCCGTGGCGCAACGCAACTCGTAAGCAGTGATGCCGCTGTGCATGATCTTCTTGCTTGGCAGCGATGCACCGAACGGCATCGCATACAACAGCTTGCCGTGCCCGGGCTTGCCCGAGTTGATCACCACAGCGTCAGGGGCGGCATACAGCGCGTTGAGGTCAATACCGTGGTCAGACAACAGCGTGGTGGTCACGGTCCAGTTGTCGATGTCAAGGGCCATCGTGCCGCTGTACGCATGGGCCAAGCCGATGCCATAACCCGGGGGCAGATCGGCCTGAGACTTGAGGGCGTTCTCTTTGAGGTTCCAGCCCGGGGTGCGTGGCCCCTTGGTGTTGGCAGGGATGGGCACAAGACTCCATCCATGTCTGATATACGCATCAACCGATGCTGGGTGTTGTTGCACTGTCTGTTGCACTGTCATATACTTTTCTCGCTGGTGATCGCAGTTGCCAGTTGTTTCTTCACGGAAGTCTCCTCAAAAGGTTGCCCCGGGGTTCACAAGACCCCGGGGTTTTTCTTTGCAGTCGGAGAAAAAATTTTTGTGGCATGGGTTGCATTGTGCCACAGGTGTGATACACTTTCAACATCAACACAGAAATTTTTCACCGCCATGATCCCAATCAGCAAATCTGCGTACCTGACTGTCCGAGTGGCAGACAAGACGCGCACCAAGTTTCACGCGAAGGCCAGAAAGTTCGGAACACCGAGCGAGGTCTTACGTGAACTCATTGACGCTTTCATCGAAGATCGCGTCATCATCAACCCACCTGTAAACGGTAATCCGAAGGAGAAACTCTATGTCACTCGAAGCCAAGATTGAAGCCCTGACCCAAGCTGTTGTGGCTCTCACCGCGCAACTGCAAACCTCCAATGTAGCGCCTGCTGCCCCAGTTGTACAAGCACCCGCACCTGTGGCTGCTCCGGCACCCATCCCTGCTCCCGTGGCCGCTGCCCCGGCGATACCTGCTCCCCCGGCTTTCGTGGCTCCCGCTCCTGCGGCTGCACCGGCACCGACTGGCGCACCATTCGCTGACGGTAAGGGTCTGATCGACTACGTGATGAACGCCTACAAGGCTCTCGGCCCTCAAAAGGGTGCACAGATTCAAGGCGTGTTGACTGGTCTGGGTTACCAGAACATCAACGATGTCAAGCCTGAGCATTACGGCCAACTCTACGCTGGCGTTGAAGCCCTGAAGGCTGCGTAATGAGCGATCACGCCAAGCTGTCCCCATCGAAGCGCAGCCGCTGGGCCTTGTGCCCCGGCAGCATTCGAGAGGAGGCCAAGTACCCCGACGAAGGTAGCGGCCCCGCTGCTGCCGATGGCACTCACTCGCACACGCTGCTGGAGCATTGCATCAAGACCGGTTTGTCGGACCCAATGGATCAGGTGGGGGAAACCTTTACCGATCACGAGGGTACCTTCAAGGTTGACGCTGACCGTGCTGCGCGAGTCAAGACTGCCATCGAGTACATCCGTGAGCGGTCCATGAACGGCATGTTCAAGGTGATTTCCGAGCAGCGCGTTGATCCCCAGCACCTGCTGGGTCGTGACGATCTCTCGGGCACCGTGGACTGCCAGATCGTTGGCCCTGACTGGATCGAGTTGATCGACTACAAGGACGGCATGGGCGTGGTGAGCGCCGAGGGCAACATGCAGCTTGAGCAGTACGCCTACGGGGTGCTGGCAGGCTACAAGCTGCCCATCAACGTCGAGTACCCGTGCAAGACGATCCGCATGACCATCATCCAGCCCAAGCTGGCTCTGAAGGGCATGAAACCCATCACATCGGCTGACCGCGATGTGCGTGACATGTTGACCAACATGGGTACAATCATCGTTCAAGCTGCTGCAACCGATGCACCGGACGCACCGCTTGTACCGGGTGAAAGTCAATGTAAATTCTGCCGCGCCAAAGGCTCTTGCGCCGCGCTGGCAGGTAACGTAATGAAGGAGGTAGGAATCATGTTCCAACCAGTCGTAACTGAAACACTCGATGTCGCGCAACAATCTGCCGACAAAGACCCGGCCCAGATGGACGATCAGCAGATTCGTCAAATCATGGAAGCCGCACCCCTGATGCGCCAACTCCTCGAAGCAGTGGAAAAAGAAGCCCTGCGCCGTCTGGAAGCGGGCACTCCGATCCCCGGCCTCAAGCTGGTCCACGGTCGTGGCTCCCGCGCTTGGGCGCTGCCCGAGGAGGAGATGGCCGAGAAGTTGGTCAAGATGGGCATCCCCAAGACTGCAATCTACGAAACCAAACTCGTCACCCCCGCCAAGGCTGAGAAGCTGACGTGGGAAAAGCGTGACGGCACCAAGGTATCCCTGACTGACCGCCAACTCAAGCGGATGGATCAGGAGTACGTTGCCAAGTTGGCCGGTAAGCTAACCGTGGTCCCTGAATCTGACAGCCGCCCCGCTGTCATCACCAATGCTGCGCCGTTATTCAGCGCAGTTGAAGCAGCACCCGCTGCACAATCCCTGCCCTCGTGGCTCTCGTAAACCGTAAGGAGTTAATCATGTCCGAAATCATTTTCTTGTCCAACGTCCGTCTGTCTTTTCCCCACCTTGCTGAACCCCAGCGTCAGGTGAATGAGCCGACCGGCAAAGAGCGCATCTCGTACAACTGCGAGTTCATCATGCCCAAAGACCACCCCGGTCTTGCCCAGTTCATGCAGCGTTATGGCGCGATGGCACTGGAGAAGTGGAAAGAACACGCCCAGACTGTCATGGGCATGATCCAGAATGACCGCAAGCTGCGTTGCTACGGTTTGGGTGAGGAGAAGATCAACAAAAAGACCTTCCAGCCCTACGATGGCTACGCTGGTCATGCGTTCATCACCGCTGGCCGCGACTCGCAGCCCCAGATGATCCAGCCCGATGGTACCCCCATCGATCCCGCCAACACGATGGCCTACCAACAGCTTGCCCGCAAGATGTACGGTGGTTGCCGAGTCAACGCTGCCGTCAAGCCTTGGTTGCAAGAGAACAAACATGGCCGTGGTATCCGCTGCGACTTAATCGCTGTGCAGTTCGCTGGTGACGACACACCCTTCGGTGAAGGTGCTGTGGACGCATCGGGTATGTTTGGTGCTGTGGCTGGCGCTCCCGCTGGCATGTTTGGTGGCGCTGCTGCGATGCCTGCTGCTGCTGCGATGCCTGCTGCACCGTTCCCCGGCGCTCCTGCTGGTCTGCCACCCTTCATGATGGGAAACCAGTGATGCGAATTGACCTTGAACCCAGTGATTTGAACGTGGTCATGGATATGCTCAGTCAAGGCCCATTTCGTGCCGTGGCTCCTGTTATTCAAAAGATTCAAATGCAGGTCATGACTCAACAGCAACCGGTTTCACAATCGGACGCTGCACAGCAGGATACCGTTTCTGGCGGTACTGATTGATTGAATAGGGGCGGTGCCTCTGGGGGTTCCCGGGGGAGATCACACCGCCCCACCTACTGAGTAATCGTAATGAGTAACGACTATGTGTTCGACATTGAAACCTACCCCAACGTGTTCACGTTGGCGGTGGAACATGCAGACGCCCCGCTGACGTGGATGTTTGAGATCAGCGACTGGCGCAACGATTCACGCGACATTATCGCGTTTCTCCAGTTCCTAAAAGAAACAGACGCCCGCATGGTGGGCTTCAACAACCTTGGCTTCGACTACCCCGTGGTGCACACCCTGATCCGCATGGGTAAGGCTGACGCTGCCACGCTGTACCAAAAGGCGATGGCGATCATCGGATCGCAAGACGAAGACGGTAGCAAGTGGATGCACCTCGTCAAACCGTCTGATCAGTTTGTCACCCAGATCGACTTGTTCAAGATTCACCACTTCGACAACAAGGCCCGTGCCACCAGTCTCAAGGTGCTTGAGTTCAACATGCGCTCCGACACCATTGAAGACTTGCCGTTCAAGGTGGGCACCACGCTGACCCGTGAACAGGTTGAAGTTCTTAAACACTACAACAAGCACGATGTCAGTGAGACAAAGAAGTTCTATCACCAGTCACTCGACATGATCACGTTCCGCGAGGAACTGACGCGCAAGTACGCCCGGGACTTCATGAATCACAACGACACCAAGATCGGCAAAGACTACTTCGTCATGAAGCTGGAAGAAGCCGGTGTCGCCTGCTACGACTACGGTGACAAGGGTCGCACACCTCGGCAGACCAAGCGCCCGGTGATCCATCTCAAGGACGCCATTCTGCCGTGGGTCAACTTCGAGCAGCCCGAGTTCAACCGTGTGATGGGCTGGCTCAAGCAGCAGTCGATCACAGAAACCAAAGGGGTCTTTACTGACCTGACAGCAACCATCAATGGATTCACTTTTGTCTTTGGCCTTGGAGGAATCCACGGCTCCGTCGAGTCGGAAATCATCGAGTCGGATTCTGAACACGTCATCGTGGACCTCGATGTCACTTCTTACTATCCGAACTTGGCAATCACAAATGGGTTTCACCCGGCCCACCTTGGCAAAGATTTCGTTGCCATCTACAAACACCTGTTCGAGCAGCGCAAGTCCTACCCCAAAAAGTCCGCAGAATCAGCAATGCTGAAGCTGGCGCTCAACGGGGTGTACGGTGACAGCAACAACCAGTTCAGCGTGTTCTATGACCCGCTGTTCACCATGAGCATCACGCTCAACGGGCAACTGTTGCTGTGTCTGTTGGCCGAGGGGTTGATGACGATCCCCGGGCTGCGCCTGATTCAAGTGAACACTGACGGCCTGACCGTGCGGGTGCCGCGCACTCACAAGATGCTGGTCGATCTGGCCCGCGCAGCATGGCAGTCGCGCACCGGATTGAACCTTGAAGAAGCCGTTTACAAGGCCATGATGATCCGCGATGTCAACAACTACATCGGTGTGTTCGAGGATGGCAGCACCAAGCGCAAGGGTGCCTACGAGTGGAAAGCTGGCTGGCATCAAAACGCTGGTGGCCTCGTGGTACCCAAAGTGGCCGAGAAGGTACTGGTCGAGGGTGCACCAATTCGAGAAACCGTGCAGCAGTGGCCCGACATCATGGACTTCATGCTGCGCACCAAGGTGCCGCGCTCCAGCTATTTGGCAATCGAGTGGGACGGTCAACCGCCCCAACAGTTGCAGAACATCACGCGCTATTACATCGCTGAAGGTGGTGGTCGTCTGTTCAAGTGGATGCCGCCGCTCAAGGGCAAGTCCGAGTGGCGCAAGATCGGTGTCGAGTCGGGCTGGGGTGTCCAGCCTTGCAACGACATCAAGGACGCTGGCAAGCTGCCGGTGGATTTCGATTACTACGTCAGAGAAGTGGAGAAACTATGTCTGGGTTTGGCATGAAAGCACGAGATATTCAAATCGGTGGTGACCACTACAAAAACATGGGCGTGGAGCCTTGGGACGTGGTGGACACATGGCCCATCGAGCAGCGCATTGGGTTCTACCGTGGCGGGGCGCTCAAGTATGTGATGCGCATGGGTACCAAGGACGAGAACGCCCAAGAGATTCGCAAGGGTGCGCATTATCTGCAAAAGCTGGCCGAGGTGCTGCAAGAGCGCGATGATGATCTGAAACACCAACTCGATTCGGGGTGCCAAGGTGCTTGAAAAACAAATCGAAGCCAAGGTCTGCGACTACGCCAAGGAGTGCGGCATGGCGGTGTACAAGTTCACAAGTCCTGCCCGCGCCGCTGTGCCGGATCGCATGTTCATCTACAAGGGTCGCGTGTTCTTCATCGAGTTCAAGCGCGAGGGTCAAAAACCCACGGCAGCGCAGGAGCGTGAGCACCACAGGCTGCGCCAGCACCAGATCAACGTGTTCGCCGTGGACAGCGTGGAGCAGGGCAAATCAACCATCAACACGATGCTCCAGATCATTGAAGCGAGGTTGTGCTGATGCGAGTCATTTCATGGTTCTCTTGTGGTGCCGCCAGTGCGGTAGCCACGATCCTTGCCGCCATCAAATATGGTGAGATCGAAGCCGTGTATTGCCGAGTGATTGAGGAGCATGAAGACAATCTCCGGTTCCTCGATGACTTTACTCGCGTTACCGGCATTCCCGTCAAAGTCATTGTGGATGAAAAACACGAAGGGTCCATCTACAAGGTGTTCACGACTCGTAAGTTCATCAAGGGGCGAGATGGCGCACCTTGCACCATGATCCTGAAGAAAGACATGCGGAAAGCGTATCAGCGTCCGGGGGACATTCAAGTGTTCGGATACACCGCAGAAGAACAGGATCGTGCTGATCGGTTCCTCGACAGCAACAATGACGTTCGAGAAGATTTTATTCTGATTGACAACGGCGTCACCAAGCGCGACTGCTATGACCACCTGATGCGACTGGGGCTTGAGTTGCCAGTGATGTATCGACTTGGGTACTCTAACAACAACTGCATTGGTTGCGTGAAGGGGGGGATGGGTTATTGGAACAAGATTCGCAAAGACTTTCCTGCCCACTTCGACCGTATGGCAAAGCTGGAGCGGTTCATTGGTCACGCTGTAAACAAAGACGACAAAGGTCCGGTGTACTTGGACGAATTGGCCCCCACTCGTGGGCGGTTCAAAGAAGACGCGCCCGGTGATTGCGGCTTCACTTGTGAGATGAAAACCAATGCTGACACCTGACCTGCTCCACGACTACCAGAAGAAGGCAGTCAACTTCCAATGCACCCATGCCAACTCGATGCTGTGGCTGGACATGGGCCTTGGCAAGACCGTCATCACGCTGACCAGCCTCGCACACCTGATCAACACCGGCTTCCTGCGGGGTGTGATCATCGTGGCCCCCATTCGCGTTATCCGACTTGTGTGGCGTCAAGAGGCGGTCAAGTGGGAACACACCAAGCACCTCAAGTTCAGCATGGTGGCGGGCACCAAGGACCAGCGCACCCGCGCTCTCTTGCGCCCTGCTGACGTGTACATGATCAACTACGAGAACCTTGGCTGGCTGGCTGAAACGCTCCAGACTTACTTCGTCAAAAAGGATCGCCCGATGCCGTTCAACGGAATCATTTGGGATGAAATCAGCAAGATGAAGAACAGCGCCACGAACCGGGTCAAAGCGTTTCGCAAGATCGCGGACCAGTTTGACTGGACCACGGGCCTCACCGGTACCCCGGCCAGCAACGGCTACAAAGACCTGCACGGCCAGTTTCTTGTGGTGGATCGGGGTGAGCGTCTGGGCACCAGCAAGACGGCATTCCGCACCCGGTTCTACAAGAAGGTCGGACCGTACAAGGAAGTGCCCTACGAGGACACCGAGGACACCATCAAAAAACTGATAGGTGACATCACGCTGGAAATGTCAGCCGAGGACTACAACCCGCTGCCCGATCTGATCGTAAACAACGTGGAGATCGAGATGCCCGACGATCTGCGGGCCAAGTACGACCGGTTGGAAAAAGAGTTCTTCCTCGTGCTGGACAGCGGCAAGGAAGTCGAGGCGTTTAACCAAGCGGCCCTGACCAACAAGTGCTTGCAGTTCTCCAACGGTGCCATGTACCCGATTGCCGGGATGCCGCTGTGGGAGCCAGTGCATGACATGAAGCTGGACGCGCTGGAAGACATCATCGACGAAGCCCAAGGCTCACCGATCCTGTGCGCCTACGCTTACCGCAGCGATGCCGAACGGATCATGAAGCGGTTTGAGTCACTGCGCCCGATTAACCTGACCGAGTGCAAAAGCGAGGCATCCCTGACCAACGCCATGCACCGCTGGAAGACTGGCGACTGTCAACTCATGATCGGCCACCCGGCATCAATGGGTCACGGCATCGACGGCCTCCAGAAGAACGGACACATCCTCGTGTGGTATGGCCTCAACTGGTCACTGGACTTGTACGAGCAGTTCAACGCCCGGGTGCGCCGTCAGGGTCAGGGTGCCCCGGTCATGTGCCACCGCATCCTGATGCAGAACACACTGGATCAAGCGCAAGCACTGGCCCTCGACGAGAAGGCCACAACACAAGCAGGGCTGCGAAACGCAGTCAAACAATATCGTCAATCCAAAGGAGTATGAACATGAGTTACAGCGAAGTCGAAATGAAAGTGGTGCAGTGGGGTGAGGCCCGTGGCATCGTGCAAAACGCCACCGCACTATCACAGGCTATCAAGACCCTCGAAGAAACCACCGAGTTGCTTGCGGCCATCAACAAAAAAGACATCGAGGAAACCAAGGACGCCATCGGTGACATCGTGGTCACGCTGATCATGGTGTGCGCGGTTCTCGACCTTGATTTGGTGCAGTGTCTCAAGGGTGCCTACGCCGAGATCAAAGACCGCAAAGGCTACCTTACAAAAGAAGGTGTGTTTGTCAAAGAAGTGTGATACACTTGTGTCACATCAACCAATAAAGGAGTAACTGTAATGTTCCGTGAAATGTACGAATGGCTGAAAAACACATACGTCACACCAAGTGCTGAAACCATTGCACTGCGTGAATTAGAGGAGTCGAAGCGCAGACTACTGGAGGCGCAAAGCACCCGTGAATATGCTGCGTCGATGTGCAACTACTACGAGTCCAAGATTAAACGATTGACGACCTATTTGCACAACGCGACTCAGGAACAGCAATGAAGCAGTACAACCCGAATTGGCCTTTTCCGCAGTATGACGAAGACGGTAATCAACTGTTGCCGCCTGACTGGAACAAGCGCCAGCCGAAACCCAAAGTTGATCTGGAGGCATTTGAAGATGCCCCCTTCTAACAAAGGTCGGCGCATCGCCAAGATCAACCGGTTCACACAAGCCAAATTGATCGAGGCGATGCTTGACGGGGTGTACACCTGTGCAGAACTGGCCGAGATGACTGGGCTGCACTATGTCACCGTGCTTGACTACACCCGCGAGTTGCACCGCGCCAAGGCCGCACACATCTGCGGCTGGGAGAAAGATTCCAAGGGGCGGGACGTGATCAAGATTTACAAGATTGGGCGAGGCAAAGACGCCAAGCGTGAAAAGCTGTCAGGTGCCGAGCGACAAGCCCGCACCCGGGCCAAACGCAAGGCAGTCGAGTTGGTCCACTTGATGACTGGAGGATTCCATGCGCAAGCGCAGCAAGTACAGACCGAAGCGTGTGTTGGTTAATCCAGTCGGGTACGTGCTGGAATCCATGACACCGGTCACCAAACACGACAGCTACCTTCTCGACATTAAGATCAAAAACAGTGCAGCGATGGCGTCACTGTTTCAGGGCACAGCGACCAAACAAGACATGGACACCTTGATTGCGATGTCCAACATGGTCGAGGCGTTGTGGCAACTTGGCTTTGGTGAGGAGTACAAGGACGTGGCGGTTGAGGGGCGGGTTGCCATTCTCAACATCGTGCATCGAGCAGTCACCACCAAACGATTTGTGCCCACGGGTGAACAGATCAAGGCGCTTCAATTACTCATGGAACTGCATGACGCCCAGATGGACGTGATCACGATCAAAGACATGGAACGGGCACTGGACTATGCCGACAACCAGATTCGTCAAAAACGCGCCACGTTGCTACCCCCTGTTTCCGAGGTACTGAAATGACACACGGACGAATTGGCTACCGTTACCCCAAATACCCAGAACCAGTCACCGATACGATCTGGCGCAGACACATCAAGGCGTTGGCCCGATTTGCGCTGCTTGCGATCTTTGGTTGGCTGGTCTGGGTGCCTTTGCTTTATTTGCTCTTGCGGGCGTAGAACAAGGTGCGGTCACCAAACAGGTAGAACCCCACAGCAGCGGCAAAGTTGTCCACCGATGCGCTGTCCATGTTGTTGAATTTAAGCGTGGCCCATGTACCCAACACGATCATGGCAACAGTTGGGCGCATGAGGCGCACAGCAGCCTCGACCCACGGGTACGAAGGGTTGGTACCCCCGGCGTCATTCATCGCCTTGAACATGTCCAAATCAAGCTGTCGCATCTTGACGTACTCGTCCACGTTGACCGGTTTGTAGGTGTCGGTCTGGATAAACCGACCAATCAGGGATTTCCCTAAGTCAACAGCCAGTGGTCCAAGGGCTGCAAGTATGGTCAACGGGTCCATTACGGGTACTCCTTCTTTGGCAGTTGGAAGTGTGGGCCGTCTTTGAACGTGCGCCAATCAC